AGTAATAAGGGATTAGATGTTTATGAATCTCCCAACGAGAAATCAGAATATATCATAACAGCTGACGTGTCAAGAGGCATTGGTGGTGATTACTCTGCTTTCATTGTATTTGATATTACTACAGTTCCATATAAAATTGTAGCGAAGTACAGAAACAATGAAATAAAACCAATGTTGTTTCCTAATATAATTAATGATTTAGCAAGAGCATATAATAATGCTTACGTGTTGTGTGAGGTTAACGATGTTGGAGATCAAGTAGCATCTATTTTAAACTATGATTTAGAATATCCTAATGTATTAATGTGTTCAATGCGAGGTCGTGCTGGACAAATAGTTGGACAAGGATTTTCTGGAAGTAAAACTCAACTTGGAGTTAAAATGAGTATTACTGTCAAAAAAATTGGTTGCGCCAACCTCAAAACAATTATTGAAGATGATAAATTATTGTTTAGAGATTATGAAATTATATCTGAACTCACTACATTTATCCAGAAAAAACAATCATTTGAAGCAGATGAAGGGTATCATGATGACTTAGTAATGTGTTTGGTTATTTTTGCTTGGTTGGCAGTACAAGATTACTTTAAAGAAATGACGGATAATGATGTTCGTCAAAGAATTTACGAAGAGCAAAAAAATCAAATTGAACAAGATATGTCTCCATTTGGTTTTATTGTAACTGGATTGGAAGGTGATGAGGGATTTGTTGAAAGTGGTTCTTTATGGGAATATGGTGATACTCAAGAAGATGTCTCGTATATGTGGAGTCATTATTAATGGATATAGAAGATCAGTTTACACTAAATCATCTTTTATTTAAAGAGAGAAGGTGTAGGTCTTGCTTAAAAGTAAAAGATCTTCTATCAGATTTTTACTTAACCAGAAAAGACAGGTCATCGTGTTTATCTGCTTATTCATATGAATGTAAAGAATGTACGTCAAAGAGAATAAAGCAATCAAGAAAAAATAAAAATATCGATTTTAAATGGGAGTATCCTGATTGGTAAAGTGTTCATGCACTCTTTCCCCAGTTAAAAGAATCAATTTACTAAATAATTTTAGATCAAAATGAAATCTTTACAAGGAGAAAAACATGGCAAGTCAGGTATCGCCTGGAATTACTATTAAGGAGCGTGACCTATCTAATGCTGTTGTTATTGGTGCTCAACAAATCAACGCCGCTTTTGCATCTTCATTCAAAAAAGGACCAATTGGAAAAGTAACTAGCGTAAGTTCACAAAAAGAACTTGTTAATATTTTTGGGAAACCCTCGGACGCTAACGCAGAAGATTGGTTTGTTGCATCTGAATTTTTGGGTTATGGTGGTAGATTGTCAGTTGTACGCGCTGCTACTAATGTGTTGAACGCAACTAGCGGCACAGCTGGTGTCCTAGTTAGAAACGAAACGGATTGGGCAGCAGGAGCTGGCACATCAGAAGTTTATGTTGCCAAAACATCTGGATCTTGGGGTAATAGTTTAAAAGTAGTTTTAGTAGATCGTGGTGCAGATCAATACGTTACATTCTCATCAGTTCCATCTGGAATGGCGGCAGGTACTGACGTTGCATTTAGCGGTGGTAAACTAGGAGAGGTTCTTTCTTGGGACACAACAACTAAAACCGCAGCAGTTATTTTAAACGATCCCACTGTTCGCCTAACCACTAGTGATACGTTAGCATCACCAGAACTTGGTGTAGTTGCTACAACATCTAACCTGTCTGGTGGTACACTTTATACTGCTGCAACTGGCGTAGCAACTACTGGTGGATCTGGAACTGGTCTAACAGTAAACACCACAGTTACTGTTGGTTCGGTTCTAACTTTTGCGGCAGGAAGTGGCGGAACTTTATATGTAACCGCAAACAACGTTACCACAACTGGCGGAACTGGAACTGGTTTAACAGTAAACATTGTTGCAGCTGCAGGATCAATTACTGGAATCGTAATTGCAAACGCTGGTACTGGTTATACAGTTGGTGATACAATCACAATTGCTGGCGGTGGTAGTAATGCAACATTTGTTGTTTCAACAGTAAAAGGTGCAGTTTCTGCAGTTGCAGTTGCTGCTGGCGGAGTTGGTTATCTTGTTAATGATACAATAACTATTTCTGGTACAACAGGAACATCCGCTACTTTCAAAGTTGCTACTGTTACTGACACAAATATTTCTATTACTGCAGTATCAGATTGGTATTCAAATACAAATATTCCAGGCACAGATCTCAAACTAACTGCTATTGGCATAAGACCAGGAACATCACAATATGCATCTGATACTGGTGTTTCTTATGATGAACTTCATGTGGTAGTTATTGATATTGATGGTCAAGTTTCTGGGGCAAAAAATACTATTCTAGAAAGATTGACACACCTTTCCAAGTTAACAGATGGTAAGAGTTCAGAAGGTGCCGCAACTTATTATAAAGATGTAATTAATTCAAATTCAGCATACATCTTTGCTGGTGCTACTGTTAGTGGTTTTACAAATCCTTCTTCTCTCGGGGCGGGACAAACTTGGGATCAAACAGCATCTGCATCTGCTGTAAGTGGCGGAAAACTTAATCTTTCTGGACTAAAAGTTTCAGATCTTAAGTTTGGAATAGATGATTATGCATATACTAATGCTGAAATTGGAGATGCTTATGATCTATTTTTAGACACAGAAACTATTAAGATTGATTTTATTTTGATGGGTGGTTCTATGACTTTAGAAACTAACTCAAAATCAAAGGCATCAAAAGTTATTTCTATTGCCGCTAGTAGAAAAGATTGTGTCGCTTTCGTTTCTGCTCACAAAGGAAATCAAATCGGAACTAATGGTGCTTTAACTGCTACTCAACAAAGAGAGAATACAATTAACTTTTTCAATGGTTTAACTTCAACTTCATACGCTGTGTTTGATAGCGGTTACAAATATTTCTATGATCGCTTTAATGACAAGTATCGTTACTTACCATGTAACGGTGATATCGCTGGTCTATGTGTATCTACTTCTGCTGCTTTAGATGACTGGTATTCTCCTGCTGGTTTAAACAGAGGTTCTTTAAGAAACGCTGTTAAACTTGCTTATAATCCATCTAAGGCAGATAGAGACGAACTTTATCAGGCAAGAATTAATCCTATTGTTTCTTTCCCTGGTTCTGGAGTTACTCTGTTTGGAGACAAGACAGCCCTTGCTTCACCATCTGCATTTGATAGAATCAATGTTCGTCGTCTATTCTTAAATCTTGAAAACAGAATTGAATCTTTAGCAAAACAAGTTCTGTTTGAACAAAACGACGAAATTACTAGAGGTTCATTCACAGGTGCTGTTAATTCATATCTAAATGAAGTATCCGCAAGAAGAGGAATCACCGATTTTCTAGTGGTTTGTGACGAAACCAATAACACACCAGACGTTATTGACCGTAACGAGTTTGTTGCTGAAATCTTTGTCAAACCAACTCGCTCAATTAATTACATCACTCTTACATTTACGGCAACCAAATCTGGGGTGTCGTTTAATGAAGTTGTTGGTAGATAATTTCTTTATCACAAACTCAAGAGGTAAAAAACAATGGCAGTTTACACAAGCAAATTAAGTAGTTTTATCACTAAGGTTGGGCAAGGTGTTAAACCTAATATGTTCACCGTTGATATCGGATTCCCAGATGCAATAGGTGCTGCTTCGGGGTCTGCAGTTAGCACTGGTGCTGGTTCCGAAAAAGAATTAACAGATCTACTATGCAAATCAGCAGCTCTTCCAGCATCTCAGTTGGGAGTTATTGAAGTTCCTTTCCGTGGAAGAACAGTAAAGATTGCAGGAGATCGCACATTTGATACTTGGACCCCAACATTTATCAATGACAAGGACTTTAAAGTTCGTGCAATTTTTGAGCAGTGGATGGAATCAATTAATGGTCATGCAGGAAATACTGCAGATCTGATTTCTCCAGAAGCATCTGGAGCCAACACCTATACAAGACATCTTTTTGTCCATCAACTTGAAAAGGGATCCACTCCAGACAACTCAAATATTTTGAGAACTTATAAACTTTGGTACGCATTCCCTACCAATGTTTCCCAAATTGATCTTGCCTATGACAGTAATGATCAAATTGAAGAGTTTAGCGTAGAGTTCCAATATTCATATTGGACTACTGAAAATATAAGTTCTCCAAGATCTGGATTAACGACTCGTCAGGTTAATGCTGATATTACTTGATGAAATAAATAGTACATTATAACACCCACTGTCATGAGTCAATTATTTGGATTTCTTATTAATAAGAAGGGGGGACTGAAGGGTCAATCTCCAGTTCCCCCTAACACAGAAGACAGCGTAACCACTGTAGCAGGTGGTTATTTTGGTACATATGTAGATACGGAGGGCGTATCAAAAAATGAATATGAATTAATTAAACGCTATAGAGACATGGCGTTACATCCAGAATGTGATTCTGCTGTCGATGAGATTGTTAATGAATTTGTAGTTAGTGATGCTGACGATTCTCCTGTAGAAATAGATTTAAACAATTTAGAAATTAGTGATACTTTAAAGAAAAAAATTAGATTAGAATTTAATACAATAAAAAAATTATTAAACTTTGATAAAAATTGTCATCAAATAATTAGAGGTTGGTATGTTGATGGCAGAACTTATTATCATAAGGTTATAGATTTAGATAATCCTAAGAAGGGTATTCTAGAATTACGATATATGGATCCTTTGAAGGTTAGGAAGATACGGCAGCAAATTAATAAAGATACTAAAGCAGATCCAAAAGTTAAAGGTAGTGCTTTAGAATATGATTGGGGAGAGTATATAGAATATTACATGTATAATCCCAAGGGATTTGCGGCAAACTTAGCTATAAACTCTTCGTCAGATTTTGCAATGTCTCAGGGCATCAAAATTGCTTCGGATTCTGTTGCTTCTGCAACTTCTGGGGTTACAGATCTTAACAAAAAAATGGTGTTGAGTTTTTTACATAAAGCAATCAAGTCCCTCAATCAATTGAGAATGATTGAAGATTCACTAGTTATCTACAGATTATCTAGAGCGCCAGAAAGAAGAATTTTTTATATCGATGTGGGTAATCTTCCTAAAGTAAAAGCAGAGCAATACCTTCGTGAGGTTATGGCTCGCTACAGAAATAAACTTGTCTATGATGCTAGCACTGGAGAGATTCGTGATGATAAAAAGCATATGTCAATGCTTGAAGATTTCTGGTTACCTCGCCGTGAAGGTGGTAGGGGAACTGAAATCACTACACTCCCAGGCGGTCAAAACCTTGGTGAACTCAAGGACGTTGAGTATTTCAGAAAGAAACTTTACAACTCACTCAACCTACCACCTTCCCGCCTTACGGATGACAACAAAGGGTTTAATCTTGGTAAGACCACAGAGGTTCTCAGGGATGAACTCAAGTTTGCTAAGTTCATCGGTCGTCTTCGCAAACGCTTTAGCGAACTATTCCATGACATTCTTAAAACGCAATTAATTCTAAAGGGTATTATTACTCCTGAAGATTGGGATGAAATGGAGGAGCATATTCAATATGACTTCTTATTCGACAACCATTTTAACGAATTAAAAACCGTTGAACTTATGAAGGAGAGGATTAATTTGGTTGCTCAAATGGATCCTTTTGTTGGAAAATATTTTTCAACAGAGTATTTGCGTAAGCAAATTCTAATGCAAACAGAATCTGAGTACAGCGATATCAATAAACAAATGAAAAAAGATATCAAGAGTGGAGTTGCAATTAGTCCCGCAGAATCTATGTCTCTTGATACTATGTCGAGACAAAATGATGCTCTTGCTCCAGAAATTGCAGATGCAAAAGCAAACGATGATTTTGAAAGAAGTCAAAAATCTGCAGACGCTCAAGCAGAAAGAGATAAAAAATCAGCAAAATCAGAATTAAAAACTTCTAAATAATATATAACATAAAAATTAATCATGGAAACCTCAGATTATCTTGATGTTGTTAATTTAATTAGCAACAATAAAAAATCGGATGCTTTAGATAAAATTAATACTTTGCTTTTTTCAAAAGCAAGCGAAGTTTTTGATACTTACAAAAAAGTAGTTGCTGCTACTTACTTTGATGAACCAGTAGATACGCCAGACGAGCAATGAAACTTATCACAGAAAATATCGAAGACGTTCAAATTCTTGTAGAAGAAAAGAACGGCAAAAAGAATCTTTACATTGAAGGAGTATTTCTTCAAGCAGATTTACAAAATAGAAACAAAAGAATTTATCCGTTAGATATTTTAAGTAAGGAAGTTGAAAGGTATACCGAACAATATATTTCTACTGGTCGTGCCCTTGGAGAACTAGGTCACCCCGATGGTCCTAGTGTAAATCTAGATCGTGTCTCACATAAAATTATATCTCTTCGTTCTGAGGGGACAAATTTTATTGGTAAGGCACGTATCTTAGATACTCCAATGGGTAAAATTGCTAAGTCACTTCTTGATGAAGGAGTAAAGCTTGGTGTTTCTTCTAGAGGCATGGGTTCTTTAGAGGAAAAAAATGGTGTCAAATATGTTCGTGACGATTTTATGTTATCAACTGCTGCAGACATTGTAGCAGATCCTTCTGCTCCTGACGCATTTGTTCAAGGAATTATGGAAGGAAAGGAATGGATTTGGGATAATGGTATTTTAAAAGAGTACCAAGTAGCGGAATATCAAAAGTATATTTCAGAATCTACTCGAAGAGATCTAGAAGGCAGAAAGTTAAAAGCTTTTAACAGCTTCCTTTCAAACCTATAATTTGATAAATAATCATAGAATAATATAATTAGGAAAATTACGAGGAAAACTCAAATGTCAGATAAGTTAAACGAAAAGTTTGAGGAGCTTGTAACTGAATCAGGAATTATTGTTGAGGCGGGCGACCAATGCCCAACCGTTTCAGCTTCTGTAATTCCTGGTGGAGGCACGGGTTCCGATATGCCAGGTCAATCATCAACTGCAGTTAACGCTAAGGGTGGTGGTAAAGATCCTCAACCAACAGTAACTACAAAAGCTGTTGCACAATATCAGCAATCAATTACTGATTTGGGTGGTACTTC